TAACAATAGAATATGAGGTTAGTATGTTACTGTATTAACCTTATATTCTCAAATAAGAATCAGTTAATAATAAAAATAGAGGTGATTAAATGTTAGAGGAATTACAAAGCATTTTAAGTGACCTATATTGCAGATATGGTTTAACTAGTGAAATTTTAAGGCTAAGTCAAACCTTAGACAAACTTATATATAAAGAAATGAAATAGGGGATGGAATATGAAAGTAACAAAGGTTGATTGTGATTTTTTAAGAATATGCGATGAATGCGGTGACTTTGTAACTGTAGGATATGAAATTGAATTAACTTCTAAGCCGAATCCAGTTACGTTGTGCGAAGATTGTGCAATTGAATTAAGTAAGTACTTACTACAAGAAACTTATTTGAATGATTTCGAGTAATTAGGAAGGAATGGAATTATGAAAAAAACAGAAGTTTATGAATGTGAATTTTGCAAAAAACTTTTTAGGACTCAAAATAGACATAATTGTAAGTTTAATCCTAAACTTAAAAATTGTTTTACTTGTAAAAATTTTAAAAGTTGGTCAGAAACTGAATATGATTATCGTTTTGGATATGAAGCACCTTATCCAGATTGTAAAGTCGGATGCGATAATTGGGATATAGATGAAATTAAGAATGTTAATTATAATATGCAGTGTGAAAAATGGGAGGAAAAATAGTAATGATAATAAACAAATATATAGTTCATGTTTTAGATAGAAATAGTGATAATCCAATCTTAAATGATTACGAAGGTAAAAACAATTTAGAAATAGATAAGTTCTTTCAAAAGACAATCAAGGGAATAATAAAAGATACAGATCTAAGAAAAGCAGTATTCAATAATTATGAGGAAAACATAGTAAGACAATGTAGTGAACAAATAATCTATGATGAAAAAAGTTTCATACAAAATTCAAAAGAAATAGCAAGTTACTTATTTGAAGCAATGAAAAATAATGATGAAATAACATCTTGTGATTTAGCAATAGTAATGTATACAAATAAAGACCAAAGAGGGGTTGCAATAGTCAAATTAGATTATAAAGGTTTAATACATCATAGCATTGATTTTATTGATGATAAGTTTAATGTGAGCATAAATAAGAATGAATCGGCTTTAAGTAATTCTAAACCTAAACAAGCAGCAATTATAGAGTCACATGGACTTAATGATGAATATCAACTAAGAGTACTGGACAAGCAGTATGAAAATATGGGTGTGGAATCTAAATTTATCAAGAAGTTCCTAGATGTAGAAAAAATAGTAGATGATAGTTATAAAACAAAAGAGTTTATAAAAGTAACTAATAAAGTCCTTGAGGTATGCTGCGGAAATGAACCTAAAAAGTTAGAAGATATAAAATCTCTAATGAATTATATGCTAAAAGAAAATAGTGTATTTGATATGGATAGATTTACAAGAAATGCAGATGAAGATACAAGTAAATCATTAAAAGAAGATCTTGAAGAAAAAGAATTACATAAAGATTTCAATATAGATAAAAAAGTAGTTGAAAAGGCACTTAAAAACAGAACTATTAAAACTGATTCTGGATTTAAATTAAGTGCAAATTTAGTAGACTTTGAAGATCCTATGAAATATAGCTTAAGACAAAATGAAGATGGAACGTGCGATATAGTAATTAAAAATATTAGTTTTTATGAAGGATAAGAGGTGGGAAAATGGCAGTAGATGATTATACAACAGTAGATAAGGTTGAAATAGATGAACTTATAGAATTGACAGTAAAAGGAGCATGTTTTATGCAATGTACTCCTATTGAACATTACACTATTGAGGAGCTAAAAGAAATATCAGAAAAAGCTAAGAAAAATAATTTGGTTATGACTATTTCAGAAGAACATAGTAACTTTTATCAAGGTGTTTTAATATGTTTGATCCAGAGAAATGATGTAAAAGGATGTATTAAATATATCTAAAAATAAGTGAATAGGGGTTAGTACTTGGATATTAACTCCTATTCTAAAATAGGGAGATGATGCAATGCTGTTCAATAGAGCCTATATAAATGAGTTAAAAGCAGAGAATGAAAGACTTAAAAGAAAAAAAGAAGAATATGAAGACGAAATGATAAGGTCTATGAGTTCAAAAGATTCTTATAAAAAGGCAAATATAAAATTGATAAATGACATTGGAAATTTAAAAAAAGACATAGAAAGTAAAGAAAATAGTGTATGCAACTTACTAGAAGCAAATAAGGAACTTAGTTTATCTAATAATTACTTAGAAAATAAGATGAAACTGTTAGAACAAGTTATAAAACAACATGAAGAGAATGAATGCAGGTTAAACCAGCAAGTTGTTAAATACAAAGGAATGCTTGATAAGATAGATAATTGCACAAGAATGTTAGAAGGGAGAGAAATAAATGAATAAATCAGACTTAAAAGATGGCATGATAGTAACTATTAGAGGTGGTAATCAATGTATATTGATTGAGGGGAATTTATTTAAGAATAATTTTACATTAGATTCAACAACATTTGATTACAACGAAGACTTAACTAGCAAGAAAAATAAAAATTATGACATAGTAAAAGTGTTTGATATGGGGAAGGCAAAAGAATTATGGAAACGTGAAGAAGTAGATTGGAGCAAAGTACCAGTTGGAACTAAAGTATTAGTTAGTGCAAATGAAGAAGATTGGTTTACATCTTATTTTATTAAGAAATTATCACCTATTGAAGATACAAGTTTTTATGTTATAAATTCAGAAGGAAAATTATCTGATTGGGATTATTGCAAATTAGCAGAAGAACCAAAAGAAGAAGTTACTTTTGATGATATTGATAAAAAATTGGATTTTTATTGTATAAATCATAATAAAAGTTGCAACCAAGCATGTGGCCCTTGTGTAACTAAAAATATATTAGAAAATTACAATGTAACAAGAAAGGATAATATATAAAATGGAATATACAGATTATAGACAAGCAGTAGAGTACAATAAGGACTTATGCAGTACAATAGCCATGGAAGAGAATGCAGAACTTATACAAGCTATTTCAAAGGCTAAGAGAGGTAAACTAGATAAAGATAATCTAGCAGAAGAAATAGCAGATGTATTGATTTGTATAGATTGGATTCAAGAAATATACGGAATAAGTCCGGCAGAAGTATATAGCTGGACGGATAGAAAAAAAGAAAGAATAGTTACAAGATTAAATACTGGTGTGTTTAAGTAGGAGGAAATAATGGATTTAAAAGATTTAAAATTATTGATGGAATTATATGATGGCGACGTAAAAAGAATGGAAATGGACAAGGAAAAAGTGAAAGGATTCCCGGAACTGGAATACGCCATGTTTGACCCTAGAGAGGAATTGCGTAAACTTGCAGAAGCAGGAGAAGATAAAGAACAAAATCCACTATCAGCATACTCAACAACAGAGTTAAAGAAAGAGTTGAGAAGAAGAAAAGGTAAGTTGAAATAGGAGGGAATATATGAGGAAAGGATATGAAGTATTTTACAGAGTTTGTAAAAAAGTATTTTTAACAGAAAGACAATATAAAGATATAGATAAATTAGAACTAAGAAAAGAAATAGCAAAACATGAAGGAGTAGAAGAGAAAAATATAAGATTTGTATTAGATGATGATAAAAATTTATTCAGAAAAATTTAGTTAGGACTGGAGGGAATATACATGACTAAAGAGGAATTAAAAGAGTACCTAGAAACTAAAAGAGAAATAAAAATAATTGAAGAAAAGATAGAATTTCTTAAAGAAAAGAAAACTAGCATTAAATCAATGATAATAGATGATATGCCTAAACAAGAACCGGAGCAGGATAGACTAGGAGAATTATTAGGAGAAATAGAAGAATTAATAGATATATATAATAAAAAGCAGGATAGGTTATTTAAACAGCAAATGAAAATAGAAAAGTGTATAGATAAATTAGATAGTTCATTAGAGAGAACAATAATAAGATATGTATACTTTGAAGGAAAGAGATTTGAAGAAATAAGTTGCATAATACATTATAGTTATAGAACGGTAAGAAGAATACATAAAAGAGCAATAGATAAATTAGAATCTAAAGAGGCGTTTTAAAGGTGTAGGATATCTATAAATTATCATTAGTAAAAAAGTATAATAAATAAGATTTATTGTTCGGGATAACTTTACTGTGGAAGATATAATTATAAATACGGTATAATTTAGTAAACGCTTTAAAAAAGGAGTTGGAATAATGTCATATAGTGAGATATCTGAAATTGCATCTGAATGGTGGGCTAAGAATATAATGAAACCTAAATTTGACAATGGAGATGATTCACCAAATGGTGTATTTGCAAATATATTAATGCATTCGTTAGTACAAGATATAACAGAGGAACAAATAAATAAATTTAAATTCAGACTTAAAGCATATATAGAAAATGAACTTAATGAAAAAACATATAATATTTGGATAGGAGTAGACTATCACCCGTGCAAAATATTATGTGACATAGCTAAAGAATGTAATATAAATGTTAATAATTTACCGATTAAAAGCGATATGGATTTAGATAGAACGCATATAACTGCAAGGCTTGGTTATGGCGGTGAAATGGAAATATTATATTCCACGAAAGAGTATTGGGAAAGGCAATTAAAAGGATTGAAAATTAATTTAGAAAATTATAAAAACAAAGAAAAATATGACTGGCTTAACGATAGTGAAAGAGAAGAAGGCATAATTAATACGCTGAAAGAAATTAAAGAATGCGAAAATAAAATAAACAGTTATAAAAATTAATGAATGATTGTGGACACCAATGGACAGGCAAATGATGCTAATATTGTAGTATGGAAGATTAGATAAAGAAATGACTTGAATTCTCATACAAATTTAAGTTCTGTCGAGGGAAAGGTACGGTAAAGCCTTCCCTCAATATGTTGGCATTGGATTATAAGTAATTAAATCATATCGAAGGCCAAGAATGATATTAAAAACTTACACTGTGGTTCGAATCCATGGGCTGACTAATACGTATTATGAATTTATCAAGTTTTTAGCATGATGAAGGCAACATCTCAAATGCCAAATGAATTAATCGTAGGGTAATGCGATTAAAATTTACTTAAAAATAGTAGTAGTAACAAATAGTTTAATTATTTCAATAAACACTATATATTGTATAGACCTAATGACTTTTAAAAAGCCTAGTTCTAACATCACTAGGCTTTATTTGTGAAGGTGAGGGTATCTTTAATTGTTAGTTCGAATCTAACAACCTTCTTATATGTAATTCCTCATAATATTCCCCTAAATTTAAGGAGTGTCTCAATAGATGCTCCTTTTTTATTTTGTTTGAAAGGTGTGTTGATATGGCTAAGAAATGGTATGGAATAGAAAAATTAGTAGATAAAGAAATTAATATACCTAATGATCTATGGCAATATGAAGAAGCTATGCGAGAAATACCTAACCATGACAAGACTGATGGTGCTAAGAGAGTGTATTCAAGAAAAGAATATATTGTATTGGCAGTTAAGAAAGGATATATAGTTTACAATACTTTAAAACCTTTTGAAAAATCTCATACGCATCTTCGTTCATTCAATATGTCAAAGACTATTATAGAAAACTGTATCGTGAAGAAAACGCCTAAAACAAATAACTTATATTTATTAGAAAGTCATATAAGAATATCTACAGATAAAAAATATATAAAATTAGTAGAGGAATTGATTGAAGCTAAAAGAAATAAAGATAAATTGAAATATAGAAATAAAAATATAAATAGCAAGAAGAAATAAGCATACAATTAATATATAATCATAGTAAGGGGTGATTGTATGAAGGAAATAAAAAATAAAGCTTATATTGAGTGTCCGAAGTGTGGGCAACAAGCACTTATAACAACTACATCAAGTTGGTTGATAGGGTTAGGAGTAATAACATTATTAGCAGGAGGGTGTTTGATATGGATACCTGTTCTAGGATGGGTATGCGCACCAGTTGCATTTATACTAGGGTTTGCATTTATAGTATTCGGAATCATTAGTGCAATTATAGGTGGTGCTAAAATAGAATGTGAACACTGCAAAAGTAAATATAAATTAACTAAATCAGAGTATAAAGATTTTATGAGAAATGGAGAACCTTCATTCGTAGAACAAGCTAAAGAAAGCTGGAATGAAAGTAAAAATTCAAATGCTCATATATTTATAAATAAAATAGAAAAATTAGAAAATAAGATAGAAAATACAACAGATGAAAAGAAAATAGCTAAAATGCAAAAAGAAATAAAAAGATTAGAAAAACATATTTAGGACTCTATAATAGGGTTCTTTTTTTATTCTTAAATATAAAGATAATGAGGTGGTGATATGGAAGATGTAAAAATTAATGCCAAAGAAGAATATCTAAAAGGAACTAAGCAAAAAGATATATGTACTAAATATAATATATCCATAAACACCTTAAAATCATGGATAAAGAGGTATAAATGGAGTGAAGAAAAAAGAAATAAGGGTGCACCTATAAATAAAAGAGGTGCACCCTTTAATATAGATAAAAAGAATGCAGAAAAACAGGCTGTAAATGATGAAGTTGAGTCGGTACTAGAAAATGATAAACTTACTGAAAAACAAAAGTTATTTTGCATTTATTATATAAGGTGTTTTAATGCTACAAAAGCTTATCAGAAGGCATACAAATGTAGTTATAATACAGCTAATGTTGAGGGATACAAAACCCTAGTAAAACCTAGTATAAAAGCTGAGATAAGCGAATTAAAGAAAAATAAGTTTAACAGAGCAATGTTAAGTGAAGATGATATATTTCAAAAATATATTGATATAGCCTTCGCTGATATTACTGACTACTTGGGATTTGGAAATAAAGAGGTTAAAGGAGAAAATGGACCTTATTTTGTAAGTTATATAACTCTAGAAGATAGCGATAATATAGATGGAACATTAATTAATGAAATAAGCCAAGGCAAAGATGGAATTAAACTTAAACTTCAAGATAAAATGAAAGCCTTACAATGGTTAGCAGAGAGAATGGATTTATTACCTACTCATACTCAAGCTAAACTTGATTTAGAAATTATGAAATTAGAAGTTGAAATGAATAAGCTAGACAATACTCAAGAAGAAGTTGAAGAAGATGGATTTATAGAAGCTTTAGATGATACAACAAAAGAGGTATGGGATGATGAAGAAGATTGACGATCTAAAAAAGAAATGGTCCAAGATAAAAAATAATAAAACTCATACAGTTAAGAAGGCTACTATAAAATTTAAACCATTCTCTAAAAAACAAAAGCAAGTATTGACTTGGTGGAATGATAATAGTCCAGTAAAATATAAAGATGGAATTATAGCAGATGGAGCTATAAGAAGTGGTAAAACTATATCAATGTCCTTATCTTACGTTATATGGGCAATGTCTAAGTTTAATGGCCAGAACTTTGGTATGGCAGGTAAAACAATAGGTTCATTTAGACGTAATGTTTTATTCTGGCTTAAGTTAATGTTAAAAGCAAGGAATTACCAAATACAAGATAAAAGAGCAGATAATTTATTAGTAGTTAGTAAAGGGAATATTACTAACTATTTTTATATATTTGGTGGTAAAGATGAAAGATCACAGGACTTAATCCAAGGTATAACTTTAGCAGGAATGTTCTTTGATGAAGTCGCATTGATGCCAGAAAGTTTCGTTAATCAAGCTACTGGCCGTTGTTCAGTTGAAGGCAGCAAGTGGTGGTTTAACTGTAACCCTGGAGCACCTTTTCATTGGTTTAAAAAGAACTGGATAGATAAGGCAAAAGAAAAAAACTTACTATATCTGCATTTTACAATGGATGATAATCTATCCTTATCTGAGAAGATTAAAAATAGATATAAGAGCATGTATGCAGGTGTATTCTATTTAAGATATATACTTGGGCAATGGGCAGTAGCAGATGGAGCAGTATATCCAATGTTTAATCCAGAAGTTCATGCAGTTGAATTAAAGAGAAATTGGACAAGAATATTTATAGCAGGTGACTTCGGTATTCAAAATGCTACCACTTTTGGTATATTTGGTTATTATGCACCAGAGAAAAGATATCATCAAATAGCTTCATACTACCATAATGGTAGAGAAGAAGGACAAAAGACAGTAAAAGAATATGTAGCAGATTTGAAAAACTTTATTCGAGAGAATATGGTAATGCCAGAATACGTTACTATTGACCCTAGTGCAGCTGCTTTAAAGATTGAATTAATAAAAGACCCATGGTTCAGCAGGCATAATATAAGAATAATACCAGCAAAAAATAATGTTGAAATAGGGATACAGTTAGTATCTTATTTGCTTAATATAAATAAGTTAACACTAGATCCGTGTTGTACTTATGATATAGAAGAGTTTAGTTCATATGTGTGGGATAGCGATAAGTTAGATAAAGGAAAAGAAGAAGTTGTAAAACTTAATGACCATGCTATGGATAAAATTAGGTATGCAATTATGACAGATTCAAAAATACATAGAACTTTAGATAGAGCCTTGAAATTATTTAGTGGCAAGGGTACAAGAGAATAGGAGGTGAGAGAGTGGATATATATAAACAAATAGATAAGTCTTTACTTGGTTTATACAGTACAGACCCAAGATTCAACGAAGAGTTGCAAGAGGTAAAACAATATTATGAGTTTTATGAAGGGCGACCAGAATCAAATGAAGATGACGAAGAAGATTGCCGAGGACAATTATGGAGAGTTAAAACAGATGACTATAAGCCTACACGTGAGGTAAGAAATATTACTAAGAAGCTGATGAAAAAGCAAAAAAGGTTTATGACTTCAGTTAAACCTGACTTCCTAATAAAATCATTAGATGGAACGGAAGTTGGAAGGGTTGATAATAAAAAAGCTATAATAAATAAAATATTAAATGACGGCAAGTTTTGGAATAAGTTTTCCAAAGCTTTTTTAGATTGCACTATTGGCAAGAGAGTAATGCTTACATTGACAACTGATGTAGATAATAAAGGAAAACAGCTGTCTGATAAACCTATCAAATTTAGGTTTTATACAATGCCGGAGTTTACTTATGAATATGATCCAAACGATGCAGAAAAATTAATTAAAGTTCAAATAGCTTATCAAGATGAAAGTACAGTAGGAAAAATTCAACAAGAACAAAGATGGCATAAATGGATATATGAAATTAGAGATAATGGCAACTGCTGGGCAATATATCAGATAGTAGACGGAGTAGATACTCAAGCTTTTGTGGAAATTGAAGATGAAGAGACTGGTGAGAATGTTAAAAAAGAATTAAAAGAAGAATGGGATACTGGATTATCACAGTTACCATGTAAAGTTATATTTAATGATGGGCTTACAGGAGATATAAGAGGTCATAGTGATATAAAAGATTTAATAGATATGGCCATGGATTATAACAGGACACAATCGGACTATAGGGATGCACTTAAATTTAAAATGTTTGAACAAGATGTATTTGTTAATGCAGACCCTAAAAGTATAGAAGGGATTAAAATAGCACCAGGTGCAACAATTGATTTAAAAGGAGATCCAGCTTTAGGAACTTCAGACGGAAGTACACCTACTCCAACATATGGTAAATTAGCTTCTACATTTAATTTTCAAGTAGCAGCAGACAGTTATTTGACAGGGCTTAAGAAAGATATGTATGAACTTATGGACCAACCGTTACCAGAATCACTTGTTAATGTTGCAAGTGGTAAAGCACTTAGAATGTTAAATGATGATTTAATAGGTAGATGTGAAGAAAAGTGGCAGGAATGGGATGAAGCTGTACGTTGGTTAATAGATTTAATAATTGAAGTAGTTAATAAAGGCAATCTTTATAGAGATGTGCAAGGTATTGAAGATTTATATATTAATACTTCGTTGGAATTTAGCCATAACTACCCAATACCAGACGATGAGCAACAAACTAAAGAGTTAGCTATGAAGGAAGTTGAAGCTAATGTACGTTCACATCAATCTTATATTAGAGACTTTGGAGATGCACAAGAAGCAGATAAAGAGTTTGATGAGATACTAGATGAAATAGATAAAATCAATATGACTCAAAATAGTATGAGTGGTTTAAGTGATACTATTTTAGATGATGAAGGTGGAGAGTAGATGAAGCTAGTTAATCAAGATAAAGATATGATATACGGTGACATTGATAATGTAAACAGACGTGGCAAATTTATTTTAAAAGATAATATAATAATTGGAATATATAAAGATGCACAAGAAGCAGATAAAGTTTTTAAAAAAGTTATTTTTAATGCCAAACAAGCAGAAATATTTGAATTACCGCAAAAGGGGACTGAAGATGAATAAAGCTAAAACAATTTGTGATAAATGCGGAAGAAAATTCACAATAAAACTTCACACAAAAGAAAAGGATAACTTGCAAATTACTTATTTTAAATGCCCTAAGTGTTATGAAGAGTACATAGTAACCGTAACTGATGAAAAACTCAGAGAAGATATAAATAAAGCAGTTTCTTTAAGGAATAAAATGTTACTTAATTGCAACGATAAAGAAGCTATTAGAGATTATCATGTACTTAAAAATAAGAATTGTATAAGAGAGCAAGAACTTAAAAAAGAGTATTTAGGAGGAATATAAATGGGAGAAGAGCTTGAAAATAGAACAATATTTATTATTTGTGACAATCAAAAACATGTTAAATTGAAAAATACTGATTTTGATGAAAAAGAATTTGAAGAAGCAATAGAAAAAGCAGGAATTAATATGAATGAAGAAGAAAAAGAATTTGAAAAGTTAAAAGATGCTTGTGAAAAAGTAGTTGCATTATTAAGACATGATGAAAATTATAATCCTCACATGACAGTTATAATAAAGGCTGATGAAATAAAGGTTGTAAGCGATGAAGTTAACATACCATTAAAATAAAAAGGAGTGAATTAATATGTTATGGAATGAAGCATTTAAATTAATGAAGGATGGAGAAAAGATAAAATTACCTTCATGGGGTGGTTATTGGTATTGGGATAAAGATAAAGAAACAATTATCATGCATACTAAGGATGATAAAGAATTAGATATTAGAGAAACACAAGTAGTAGAATATACGTGTTTTAATATAGCTAGTGATGAATGGATATTAGCTACAGAACAAAATACTCCGATTTTAGGTGGAATTGCTACTTTTAATTTCGGTGAAGCGTTAAAATATCTAAAAAGAGGATTGAAAGTATGTAGAAAAGGTTGGAACGGAAAAGGAATGTATATAGAAGCACAAATTCCAGATAAATATTCCAAAATGACAAAGCCTTATTTATTTATAAAAACTGCAGATGATAATAGAATACCGTGGGTAACTTCTCAAGCAGATGTATTCGCAGAGGATTGGATGTTTTATAATGAATAAAAATAAGATTCTAGTAATTACTTTATATACAATAACAAGCTTATTTATGATATTAGGTATATTTTTCATGCTGATGCTAATAAGTTTTATGTTGTCATTTGACTATACTATAAATCCAAAATTATTTATTATTATATTATCAATGATGACAGCAGTTATGTATGTAGGTTTAATGAAAATGATAGATAAAGTTGATCCAAAATCCTTATAGGGCTTATTTTTATGCAATAAATAGGTGATAACATGAGTAAATACATAGATGATTTAAATAAATATCTAAAGCAAAATAAAATCAAACTTAATAATAAAGAACAACAAGAAATACTTAGAGTATATAATAAAGCTTTTGATAATATGCTCAAGCAATATAAAAGCAATATACATAAAAAGAATGCTACTCAAATAGCAAGAACAGCATACTGCAAACAACTACACGGTGAAATATTATCAATAATAAAAGAATATAACATAAAAGTAACTGATGATATTCTAAATGCTCAAGTTGATACATTAATGCAAGGTGTAGAATATTACAAAGATACAGAGTTATATAAAAATGTTATGAAGCAAGCTAATATCGTAAACAGACAAGTGATAGAACAAATGATAAAAGGATCTATATATAAAGATGGTCAAGGATTAAGCAAAAGACTTTGGAAAGATGTAAGCAAAAGTGGAGACAAGATAGAAGAAGCTATAATGAGTCTTATTGCAGAAGGTAAAGGAGCAACAGAAATAGCTAAAAACCTTATTCAATTTGCTAAAGGTGGCCATAGGACATGGGATAAAGCCAAGATAAAAGAAAAGCTAGGAAGTGCTTATGCTGGTAGATATGGAGCAGGCGGAATAGACTATGAAGCTTTAAGACTTGCTAGAACTACACTTAACCATCAAGCACAGTTAACTCAAAAGAATGCTAATAAAGTTAATCCATATGCACAGAAATTAAAATGGCATAGTGCTCATGCAGCAAATAGAAGTTGTAATGAGTGCATAGAAAGAGAAGGCAAAATATACGATGTTGATAAATGTCCTTTCGACCATCCAAATGGAATGTGCCATCTTGAAAATATCTTTTGTATTAATGGTAAAGAAGTATCAAATACTCAAATGGCAGAGGATATAGGTAAATGGATTAGAGGGGAAGATAATAGCGGAACTATGAATATATTATATGGAGATGTTCCATTAGAAAATAAAACAAGTAATATTTCAAAAAATAAACATGGAAAAGAAATTAAATTTGAAATAGAAGGCATGAGAGAAAAAAATCAAGAAAGAATAAAAGAAACTATAACAGAATTATCTTCGCAGTATAATACTAATTTAAACACTGTATTCAAAGGCAAAGGGACAGAAGCTGGTCATGTAAATCTGAATTATGATATGTACTTATCAAGTTCTAGAAAAAACGATATAGTTCATGAATTTGCTCACTCCTTAGCTATATCTCCAAGAAGAGGTATCGACACAGGTAATAAAGAATTTTGGAAAGACATTAAAAAGGTTCGTAAAGAGTATACAAAAGCTTGTGCAACAGATGTAACTAAACGAATTAGTGCATACTCAACAGAATCGGTTGATGAATTCATGGCAGAAGCATTTACTCATGCTTATTTAAAAGGCACTAAACATATTGAAGGTTGGTATGGAACAGACTTTGAATATTCTGAAAGAGTGATGGAAGTAATAAATAAATATTTTAAGAAAAAATAAAAGTCCTTATAGGGCTTATTTTTATGTAATAAATCATCTTTCTATCTATATCGCAGATGTAAAAGAATGAATTAGATAACTATATTCAAGAAGTAAACTTGTAAAAAACGTAAATGTAGGAGGATTAAAATATATGAAATTAATAGATATACTGAAAGCTCAAGGACTAACTGACGAGCAGATAAGTAAAATAACAGCTTCTATGAAAGAAAATAAGGTATATGAAACATCTTTAGAAAATGCTGATGAAAGATATTCTAAGATGAAGGGTAAAAAGGAAGATTTTGAAGGTCAACTTAAAACAGCAAATGACACTATAGCAGATTTGAAGAAAAACAATACTAATAACGAAACACTTCAGAAGACTATAACAGACCACGAAGCTACCATAGAAAATCTTAAAAAAGAAGCTGAAACAAAAGACTTCAATTACGCCCTAGATACTGCATTAAAAGAATCTAAATGCAAAAATACAAAAGCCTTAAAAGCACTTCTTAAGATGGAAGTTATAAAAGTTAACGGAGATAAAGTTGAAGGCTTAGAAGACCAATTAAAAACTTTAAAAGAAAGTGATAGTTACTTATTTGATGTTGTGGAAGAACAAAATAATGGTAATCAAGGAGGATTAGCAGGGTTATTTACAGGAAACCCAGGAAAGCCTTCTAATCTTAATTTATTTGGTTCTAAAACAACACACGAAGGCGACTTCGGAAAAGCATTAGCGCAACAAGGCCAATCACAAGCAAGTGATGGACAAGAGGTAATAGACAGTGATTACTTCTTTAAAAATAATAAATAGGAGAGTGAATTAATAATGCCAAAAATAAAAACTAAGAAAATATTAGCACCTAAAAAAACTTTTTTAGCTATACCAGATCACTATGTAAATTTAACTGGGTTATTAGCTTTTGCAGAGTTAGCGAAGTTAAAAACTACAGATGATGCCGGAAATAATGTAATAGAAGCTGGCACTGTAGTAAATATGACTGCCGATGGTACGGTCACAAAACCAACTTATACATCATCTAATACATCAGGAACAAAGGGTAATGCAGTCATATTTAATGAAATAAATGTTGATGATTATACATCTGGAACAGATGATAAAGTAACTGCAACTGTCATGGTCCATGGATATGTAAGAGCTGACAGATTAACAGGATATGAAGCTGATACTTTTACAAATCAAAATATATATGTTTTAAGTAAATAATAAAGGAGATGATATAAATGGCAAATATAAATTTATTTGATTATATAAATGCAAAAGAAATAGGAGCTTATGTAACAGACAAGCCAGAAAATAAAATACCGTATTTCGGTGAAACATTATTCCCTGCTGAAAAGCAATTAGGGATAGATGTATCTTGGTTAAAGGGTTCTAACGGCTTACCAATAGCGATACAACCTTCAAATTATGATGCAAAAGCAAGATTAAGAGAAAAAGAAGGATTTGACAGTGTATCAATCGAAATGGCGTTCTTTAGAGAAGCTATAAGAATAGGCGAAAAAGATAGACAACAAATGAATTTACTATTATCTAGTCCTCAATCAGCTGTAGCACTACCTCTAATAAGAAAAATATTCGATGAAGCAGGAAGATTAGTAGAAGGTGTAAGAGTTCAAGCTGAAATAATGAGAATGCAATTACTTACTGCAGGTAAAATAAATGTTACATCAGCAGATGGTAGAGCGAAATACATATATGATTACAACCAAGTAAATAAGTTTAAATGCAGAAATGGAGCCGGAGCTTGGGGTACAGATACAGCAGACCCAGTTAAGGATATAATTGCATGGTGTGACGAAATGGAATTACAAAGAGGAACAAGACCTGCAAGAGTAGTGTTGAACAGAAATACATTCTTAAAAATGTATGGTTCAAAATTGTTACACTTAATGATGTACCCAAATGATACTAAGTTGAACTACTTTGTATCAGAAGAACAAGTAAAGGCATTTGTTGAATCTGTAACTGGATGTTCTATATTTGTATATTCTAAGAAAGTTGCTAATTTAAATCACACTACAGGTTTAGCAGATTCAACATCAGTATCTTTAATTCCAGATAACACAGTATGCTTAATGCCTGGTGGCGCTTTAGGTAAAACGAGATTTGGTACAACTCCAGAAGAATCAGACCTTATGACTGGTTCGGATGCTCAAGTATCAATAGTAAATACTGGTACTGCTATAATGACTTACAAAGAAAAACATCCTGTGCAAGTTAACACTATAGTATCATCTGTTATGATACCTTCTTTTGAAGCAATAGATGATTGTGCAATATGTGATGTTTCTTCTGTATCATCAAGTGATATAAAGTAAGCTCATTTATATTCCTTTATATAGTCCCTAGATTAGGATTTTTCCTTTCTAGGGATATTTTAATGCAAGGAGGAATTTATGTTAAATGTTGAAAAAGTAAAAGTATTATTACTAGAAGAAAAGTATCCGTATTTTTCAGATGAACAGTTAGAATCACTATGCAATATGTACGATGATATTAATGAATTATGTTATATAGCATGTAAAATGAAAGCCGATGCTCAAGATATAACAATAGGACCGATAACAATAAAGAACAACTCTAACATGTGGAATAACCTAGCTGATGCTTTTTATAAAAAGTGGATAACTAGTACATCTTCAAATACATCTAAATCCTTAACAGGTAAATGTGCAGGTAGATCAGATGAGTATTAATGTAAATTTATTAAAAACACAAATTAAAAATGCCATAAACAACTACGGCACTGATATAAGGATACTTAGAGATATATATGAAAAAGATGAAGATGGATATGAAGTTTTAAAAGAAAGTATGAGATACATAAGTACTATAAAATGTATTATAGATAACTCTAGTGATAATAAAGAAAAGAAAATAAATAATCGGCAAGGAATTATAATGCTTAACAATAAGCCTTCTTTATATATACCGTATGATAACGATAAAAATATAGTAATAAAAGAAGATGATTATATTGAAATTGATGGAGTGTATTATAAAGCTAAAACCTTTACTGATTTAGTGCATTATAATTTACTCTACCAAATACCTTTAGAAAGGGTTGAATTAAATGAGTGAGTTCACTTTAGATGGAAGTGATTTTATTAGTAACTTAACAAATATGAATCAAAGAGTTCAAACTGGATTAAATGTTATTGGTGATGCTACAGCTTCTCAAATGAAAACATATGCTCAAACTAACCATCCTTGGACAGATAGAACACATAGCGCAACAGATGAAATATCAACAGAAGTCAAATGGGAAGGCACTGCACTAGATATAAGTATAACCCATGGTGTTGACTATGGTATATGGTTAGAGACTAGAGATGCTTTTGAAGGCAAATATAAGATTTTAGAAGAAGCTAGGGATAGCCAAGTCAATTCGTTTAAAGAGATGATACAAGCAATGAGGTTATAAGGCGGTGATAATATGAGCCGTATTAAAATACAAGAAGTACTTGAAACAGTGTGTAAAGTTGATGTAACACAACGATTAAAAAGCAAAATAAATCAAGATACTTTATCTATCCAAAAAAGAGGAAATGGAACTAGCTTAGACAATAGTTTAGCAGGTTGGGATAACTGGACGATATATGTGTACTCACCTAATGGAATCATTAAGCTAGATGGCTTGGTTAAAAAAACTGTAAAAACATTAATTCAAAATGATATAGAAGTTACACACGAACTAGGTCAAGAGTTCTATGATGAAATATTATGTTGTTATTTTACAACCATTTCATGTAGAACGCCTAGTATTTACGATTATTATTAAAAAGGAGATGATAATATGGCTATTTTAAATAGGATAAAAAGAGTGGATATAACTGAATTAGATCCTGCGACAGGAGCAGTAAAAGCTGAAAATCCAATAAAGAAAACCATAAAAACCGCAGAAGAAGCTGAATTAAAAGCACTTATATCAGAAGGTGAAGAAGAAATATTAAGAAGTGATGAAATGATTTTGGCAGTAATAAGAACACCAGATTTACTTTATGGTTATGATGTAACATTTAAAGATAATGTATTTGATGAAACGGTAGCAGGCTTAGTGGCAGGATATAAAGTGAATAAAACAGGTTCAAGTGGTTCTGAAAAAACAACATTATCTACACCAATGATGTCAGAAGGAAATATAGGTAAACCATTTAAAATGGATTTATATGTAGCTAATTATTCTGGGGATTCAATAGTTAACTATGTAAAAATTACCTTAAATAAATGTGAAGGTAAATTCCCAGATATGAAAATCGGTAAAGAATTCTTTGCCCCTGAATTCAATATAAAAGCTAGAGAAAACACAAAAGCTAGTTTACCTATACAATCAATCGATTATGTTGATGAATTGCCAGAATTACTAGCTTAAATTAGGAGGAATATAAATGAGTGTAATAAACGCAGAACAATTTAAAAATAAAGCCACTAGAGTGGTTGAAATAAGCGGTTTTGAAGAAAATGAAAAAATAGAAGTTAGAATTAAGTCAATGAGTTTACTAACTATGATGAACAGAGGGAAGATATCAAATGAGTTATTAACAGTTGTAGGTGGATTATTTGATGGAGTTAATGACAGTGAAATTACAGAAAAAGATATAATTTCAAAATCAGATGATATGAAATTTGCAATAGAATTAATGGATAACGTATGTAAGGAATGCTTGGTCGAGCCTAAATATGATGAAATAGCTGACTATTTAACTGATGCGCAAAAAAGCGAAATATTCGGAGCTTCACAAGGAACTATAAAGCAAGTTACACCCTCTGTTCCAAAGTAGAGAAATATTAGATGTTATTTCTACTGCTAAAATATGTAATTGTAGACCAAGTGACTTAATTGGCATAGATCAAGAAGAAACTTATGTAAGGTATTGCATAGATGAAGCTTGTACATATATTTACAATATGATGCAACCGGACAAGGATGGAAAATGTAAAGAACCTAGATTTAAAGAAGATAATAAAACATCTGATAATCCAGGATTAGATATGATTTTAGGTTTCGGATAAGGTTATAGATTAATAGTCTGTAGCCTTTTTTATTTTGCAAAGAAAGGAGGTAATATATGGCAGCGGACTTAGGAAATATTGTAGCTCATTTAAGGTTAGAAATGGGAGAATTTACAAATAACTTGAATGTAGCTAGGCAACAAGTTGCAAGTACGGCAGAGTCATTTAGTGGCATTCAAGCAGCAGGGAATGCTTTAAAAGGTGTTGGAACTGCGCTAACTGCTGCAATAACAGTTCCTGTTGTTGCACTTGGAACTACTGCAATAAAAACAGCGATGCAAACAAAAGAATCAATGTCTAAAGTTAATTCTATTTTGCAACTAAGTGGCAAACAATGGAATGATTATCAAAGTGAACTTAAAGAAGGCGCAAATGATTTAGAAATGGCATATTCTGATTACACAAACGCTGCATATGAAGCGGTATCAGCAGGAGTTAAGCAAGCAGATGTAACCTCTTTTTTATCACAAGCTAATCAACTTGCTGTTGGTGGTTTAACTAATTTAACAAGTGCAACAGATTTATTAACGACAGTTCAAAATGCATATAATTTGAGTCAAAAAGATATGGCCCATGTATCAGATGTACTTATTCAAACACAAAATTTAGGTAAAGTTACAGTTGATGAGTTAGCATCTTCTATGGGGAAAGTTATACCTACTGCTAATAATTTAGGTGTATCCGTAGACCAATTAGGTACAGGATATGCAATCATGACTGCAAAAGGTATAGCAGCAGCAGAATCAACAACATATATAAATAGTATGTACAATGAGCTAGGTAAAAGTGGTACTCAAGTATCTAACATATTAAAACAACAAACAGGTAAATCATTTCAAGAATTAACTGCTAGTGGAAAATCAACAGGAGATATACTACAAATACTATCTGATTATGCTAAAAATTCCGGTAAATCATTATCTGATTTATTTGGTAGTGTAGAAGCTGGAAAAGCAGCACTTACCCTCATGAGTGGTGGAGCCGAAGGGTTTAATAAAACATTAGATGAAATGACTAATTCTACTGGTTCGGCTAAAAAAGCTTTTGAAGAAATGAATAATACACCAACAAAGCAATTTGAACATGCCATGTCCGAATGCAAGAATGCTGCTAGTGATTTTGGCGAAGCATTTTTACCGGTTGTTACAACTATAGCAGAAGCGGCTACTCAGTTCATGAAGATGGCAAGTTCAGTGGCAAGAAACCACCCTGAATTAGTTAAAGTTGTTGGAGTATTATTAACATTAGCAGCAGTAATTGGACCTTTTTTGTTAATTATAGGTACGTTTATGAGTAAAATAGTAGCAATTAGAGAAGGTATAGTAATGCTTAAAGCATTAAATATAGTAGGGACTTTAATAACTCCTATTAAAACTGGCTTATTGATGCTTAAAACATTGATATTGGATAGTTTGATACCTGCCTTATCTAGTTTATGGGCATTCTTATTAGCTAATCCTATAGTTTTAGTAGTAGCTGCAATAGCTGCTTTAGTTGCAGGGTTTATATATTTATGGAATAACTGTGAAGGCTTCAGAGAATTTTGGATAAATCTATGGGAGACTATAAAAACAGCTTGCATAAATGCTTGGAATAGTGTAGTTACGTTTTTTACCGTATCAATGCCAGAATGGTTCAATAGTGTAATTCAGTGGTTTCAGCAATTACCAGGACAGATATGGTATTGGTTAGTATTTTGTGTCACATATGCAATATTATGGGTGGCGCAAATGAAGCAGAAAGCATTCGAAGCGGGTGCTCAATTTATTCATAGTGTAATTGAATGGTTCAAAACACTACCTGAAAGAATATGGCGCTGGCTATTAATGACAGTTAATAATGCTATTGCATGGAAAAATAGTATGGTAGCTAAAGCTAGGGAAGCAGGTAAAGCATTTATAGACGGTGCTATTAACTGGTTTAAAGCACTTCCAGGACGTATATGGCAATGGTTAGTAAACACGATTAATAAAGTACTACAGTGGAAACGTGATATGGAACAGAAAGCTAAAGATACTGCTAAAAGTTTTGTAGATAAAGTTAAGGATGGTATTAAAAACCTACCTAGTAATATGTTGCAAATAGGTAAAAGCATTTGTAAAGGTTTAGCTGACGGTATATGGGGAGGAATTAAATGGGTAACTGATGCTGCTAAAGGTATTGCAAAACAAGCGGAAAAAGATGCAAGAGCTACTCTTAAAATAAATTCACCTTCAAAAGTATTTAGAGATAGAATAGGTAAGTCAATACCAGAAGGTATGGCTATAGGTATAGAAACAAATGCAGATAGCGTATATAAGACATTAAGAAACTTATCTAATAACTTATCAAGCAATATAAATGTAAGTGGATTAATGGATTCTATAAATATAAGAACAAGTGATATTAATGTTAATAGTAAAAATTCAAATGCAGGATTAGTAACTGAAATAAAAGGATTAATTGAAGCAGTTAAGTCTAACTCCACAATAGACTATGACAAAATGGCTAGAGGGTTTGAAAAAGCTGTAAACAAGATAGACAATACAATAGTGATGGATAAAACCGTTGTTGGTAAAATGACAGCTAAGACAGTAAATGAAGAAAATAAAATAGCGAACAAACAAAAATCAAGATTTAGAGGGGAAGTAGATTATGTATAATTATTTTGAATTTAATGACAATGTTATAAATGATATAGCGATTGTTTATGAGATAGATAAGCCGTCATTGTCTAAAAAACAAATTGATACAATTAATATCCCCTCTAGACATGGGGAAATATTCAATGGTTGCTCTTATGATCCTATAGAAGTAAAAATATCTATGCTTATACAAGGTGATAATGAAGCTGATTATCAAGATAGATTAAAAACATTACACGAAATTTTTAAAACAACAAAAGAAGCAAAAGTTGCTTTTAGTGAAGACAAGTTTTTATTTGGAATAGTATCAGATGAATTCAGGCCAGTAAATAAAACAAAGCTATCATCGCATGCAACAATAAAAATTATTTGTCATATTCCTTATTGCTATTCAAATGATCTAAAGCTTTTTAATACAGAAGATAATAATAAAACAATTGTAGTTACAAATGAAGGTGGAGAACCTGCAATACCATTTATTAGTATTGGGTTTTCGAAAGATACTCATTATGTTCAACTAGAGAATGTGGAAACTGGAGAAAGGATACTAGTTGGAGCTTATCCAAGTTTAAGCCTAACATCCGTTAAAAAACAATCGTTAATACTTCATGACGATTGTACTACTTTAAGTAATTGGTCACAAAGCGGATCAAGTATAGACAGTGACAGAAGTTCCAATGGTACATTCGGAATAACTGATAGTGGCAATGCGATTTGTTTAGCAACCCTAGGAGATGGAAGCACTTCTTGGAAGGGCGCATGTATGAAAACCAAAAATCTAAGTGAAGAACTTGATGAATTTTCAGTACAAGCATATTTTAGGCATAATTCAACTGGAAAAAACGGTGACCCTACAATATTGGATATTAAATCTGATACTTCAACCGGAGAAGTAGATGAAAAAACTGTTTATTATGAAGTTAAAGTAGCAAGCTTAAATGTAAGGACTGGTCCAGGGACTAAACATAAAAAAATCGGTGCATTAAAAAGAGGTCACAAGATAACAAGTTATACATTAGAAAAAGGCTGGATAAAGTTTAAGTATACTTCTAGTAAAACTGGTTATGTGTGCGATGATCACTGTAAAAAAGTAACTAAAACAAGTCAAGTATCAGTAAAAATACAAAATATGGTAGTTGTATCAAGTGGAAAAGGCAATGTAAATCTTAGAGCAACACCACACTATTCTGGGAAATTGGTAACAACAATAAGAACAGGAGAAGCAGTAAGGGTAATTAAATACAAACATACTGATAAAGATAAAGATGGGAATGTAAGGTATTATTATAAATTAGCAAAAAAATATAAAGGTAAATATGCAGGATATATATGTACTGGAAATCTTAAAAGTGCAAGCGCAGTCAGTGTGGATTATGATTATAGCAGTGACGCAAATATTGCGGATGATAAAACGGGTGTAATTTCCTTATACTTATTTGATATTAATGGATCCAGATTAGCAAAAATAGAATTTATCGATGAACAAAAATATTTTGAATATACTAAACCTTTGGTTCGAATAGGTAGCAGAACCGTATTACAAGATACAACAAAAGTACCTAAACCTAAATCAAGTATAGTCGATGATAATGGAACATTAAAAACAACTAATTATTTAAGTGGGAAATTAGGAGACTGGAATGAATTCTATGGAAAAGTCACCTTGAAAAGATACAAAGAAAATAATAAATATGTTTGGGATGTTGTAGTTCAAAAGATTGTTGATGGTGTAGTGAAAAAGACTAAGGCAACTCATAATATAAAATATACGGATTTACCTATTAATAAGCTAGCTTATGCGGTACTATACATAGGAACTAATGCGGCATCTATGTCAAAATCGTGTGCTATGTCTTTAACTGATTTAAAAATATACAATCTCAATCCAAGTGGCGGAACAGAGATAGTTGAAAATAATAAAATATATTTCCAAGAGGGAGATATATTGGATATAGATTTTAATACAAGATCTGCTTATCTTAATCATGATGAATGTAATGATATCGTTGATATAGGAAGCAGATTTTTTAATGTAGGAACTGGTGATACAGAAATAAAATTTAATTCGGATGACACCGAATTGAATGCAGATATAACATTTAGAGAAAATTGGTCTGGAATAGTAGATTAGTTGATTGGAGGAGATATAACTTGGATATGGAAATTAAAATCTTGGATAAGAATAAAAAATTAAAACATATATTATCTTCTGCAGAAGGAGATAATATTTTTTTTAACGATAAATACACTTCTGACCTGTCAACTGGAGCTGAAACATTTCAGACTGATACAAATTTAAGTGATATTGAAGAAGGAGAATATGTATTATTTGAATGGAATAAAAAAAATAAGATGCTTCAAATCAAAACAACTGAGGATGTTGAGCACATAGATTCTACATTAAAAAATATATATTCTGAATTTGTAGGAATAGAGTTATTGAATAGCTATGCAAGAGAATTTAAACATGAAGGGAATATGACTAAATTACTCGGCACTATACTTCAAGGAACTAACTACGAAATAGGATATGTTAGTCCTGATGTAGATGCAATAACAGCGTATTATTCGATTTCTGAACCTACTGCAGTGTATACTATATTACAAAACGTAATTACTTCATACGATAACTGCGAATTTGAATTTGATGTTGATGTGATAGATTGCATACTTGGCAAATATAAATTTCTTATCAATGTGTATGCCAATGGTGAACGTGGCAATAAAACTTATAAAAGATTTGAATATAACTTTAATAGCTATGGAATGAAAAGAAAAGGTGATATTACTGACTTCTGTTCTGGACTTATTGGTGTAGGAGTAAATGGAATTACATTCAAAGACATAGAGTGGAGACTGGAAGATAACCCTCCTCTTTTCAAACCAATGGGGGATGACTTTCTAATAGATCCAGAGGCTCACGAAATGCTTAATAATGGTGGCAAAGTTATCCTAGGGAAATATAAGAGTGAAGCTACTACTCCGATTGACTTATTATGGGATACCTATTATAAATTGCAAGAAATAAAACAAACTAAATTTGATTATGATATACCAGTGTATATGACTGATGAAGATTATGAGAATACTGATGTAGGAGATACTGTATATGCAATAAATGATAAATTTGAACCTCCCGTACAATTAGAAGCTAGAATAGGATATTTAGAGATTTCTTTCACTGATAGAGATAAAAATAAAATAACCCTTTCTAATTATAAAGAGGTAAGAAGCAAAATAAAAAATATTGATAGTAATACAATTATTAAAGATACGATAGATCAATTAACAGGTTTTACTGGCAAACTCACGCAAGCCGATATAGACAGAATAAGAGAGTTTTTAGCATCTCTTGATATACAAAGTGAAGAAATTGAAAAGCTATTAAAGAAGTATGAAGATAGCTTAGAAGATACTGTAATTGATAAAACTGAAATAGCTGAAGACAGTGAAGATTATCGTGCTATTAAACTTAGTAAAATTGATGGTGGACTTTGGCTAGGTGATAACAGAATTTATGGAGTGAAAAAAAATAAATGTGCAACTATTACTAGCAAAAAAACTGAAAATACAGCTACTACCTCATCAAGCAGTGCAAGTGCTACCGAGTATAAAAATGCAGTAGCTTATTATTCTAAATTTTCATTAGGAACTAGAGCTAATTGGTCATGCATGAGTAAATTAAAAAGTAGTTCTAATAAGTATAAAATTTCTACTATAGTTAAGTATTGGAGTAAGAAGTTTGGTTTAGATCCATATTTAGTTTATGCAGTAATTTATGGTGAAAGTAGTGGACATCCTTATCGTGCTACAAAATCTTCTGTTGGTGGATATGGATTAATGCAATGTGAAAGAGGTGCATATTTTAACAGAAAACAAACTATAAAATTCCTAGATGGAACTACTAAGAGCTTTACACCTTCTTACAATACCATGAGGCCAGGAAGCGGTGGTAAAACTACTATAAATGGTGTTAAGGTAGATAAGAATATATCGAACCAAATAATGTTTGGATGTCATGAGTTTAGAAAGTCTTTAGAAAGATTTCAATACAATATATTTGCTTCACTAGTTGGATACAACTTTGGATTAGGTGGAGCAGATTGGGTAATTTGTAAATATGTTGCTAATAAAAATAATTTAACTTTCGTAGATAGTACATTATTAAGTAAACAATCTAGTAAAGTTAAAGATTTATATTTTAAAGAACTTGAAAATATGAAATGTAGATGGAGTAATTACAGAAAAACATATAAACAACATACAGGATGGGGGACACCTACAAATATAGAATACTATTTGAGATGGTATAAGGTAGTTGATGGACAATTGCCTTATGTTTTAGATAAGAACGGCAAGAAAAGAGGTTACGGAGCAAATAAAACTTCTACTATAACAAGTAATCCAAATACAACAATAAAGGCAGGCGTGGCAACTACAGTTAGAAATAAAATGGTGGCAAAAGGTAAAGAAATATGTGCATTACATCAAAAATACAAGAAAGCTACATACTCACAGTATTATAGAATAGTTGATGATTTCAAAAGATTTAAATATAAAGGAACTTTAAATGGTATTAGAAATCCATATTGTTATGATTGTACTTCTCTTGTGTCCTGTGCATACAAATGTGTTGGATTAACAAGTGTTTACAATGCAAGTGCTAGAGCTGGTACTATGATTGAAGGTGCTACTAAGAAAAGTGGTTATAAGTTTTGGAAACTTACTTCAAGTAATGTGGATGACTTATTACCGGGAGACATCATAATGGTGGCTTGGAATAATATACCTTCAAATGTTTCTCTAAGTACAATAAAAAGAGTTGGATATATGCACCATGCCATATTATATTGTGGGAAAGTAAATGGAGTTCATATGATTGCTCATGCATCTAGTAGTTATGGATGGCCTAGAGCTATACGTTATGAGAGGTTAAGTGATTACGGATTAAATACAATGTATAATAAATGTATTGCACTTAGACCGTATGACATAGCTAAAAAAGATTCTGAAGCAAAACCAACAACAACCTCAACGACTTCAAACGCACCTAAGGTAGTTGAAACAAATGAGGTAAATCTAAAAGGATTAAATGGCGCAGTTCCAAGCGATTACTACAATGATAAAACTCTAGTTGAAGATATAACTATAAATAATATAAATGATGATGATAAATACCCTAAGACAGTATCACATTGTTTTCTACACTTTGGAATTAATGATCTGAGTGATGACGGAATACAAAACTATAAGAATTTGATTAATGTGCTTCTTAAAAAATATCCTAAGAAGCCTATTTTTATTGCAAAAGAATATCATGTAAATAGCGAATACGGAAGTAACTTTGAAACAATTAATACTCAAATTGATAACTTTAATAATGCAATGAAAGATTTTTCAAATAGAACAAAATATGTAATTATGGTAAATGTACCAAGTGCTTTAGCTGATTCAAATAATAAATATGTAAATCCAAGTCTAACAACTGACGGATGGACAATGAAAGACAAGAATGCTTGCGATACATATTACACAGCATATAAGAAAGCGATATTAGCACTCGCAACAGGAGGAACTGTAAGTAGTACAGCTACATCGGTATCAGTAACATTGAAAACTCAAAAAGTTCACAAGTATACTAAGCCAGTAAAAAAAATGGAGATTAAGTTACCTTCTAATCCTGATGACTCTTTTTATAGTAGATTAATCTTTACTACAAACAAAAATAGTGAACCAACTAAATATAAACAAAGTAGTCTTGTATATCTTCAAGGAACTCATTGTAAGAAAGGTCATTTAATACTTAAAGCAGATACTACTTATGATATTAAAGTTTATTATAATCCTGATAAAGAAATAGCTAATACAAAATATTTAGGAAGCGTATCAGCCGTTCATAAAGGTGGAAGCTATTCTAAATTTAGTGGATTTAAATATGCTGACCAATTAGTTGGATATGCAAAAGGATTTTATAGTAAGAATAGTAATTTTGTATATAACAATACTACTCCTGCTGATTTTAGTAATCCAGCTGATAATATAAGCAAATGGAAAACAAATGGAAAAATGCATATAGACGATAGCGCATTTTTAAATTACATACTAATGGGATTAAGTTATAACAAAAGTCCATACGGTAACAATTTAAGAACAGACAATAAAAAGAATTCTAATTGTTGTTGGGCATTATCAAGTACTAGAGCAGAATGGAATATAGCAAAATATTTCGTAGAGCAAGGATGGATATTGGACGGAGCAGACCTAACAAATTATAGCAACTTAAATCCAGGAGATATATTATTTATGGATACGGACTCAGTTAACAATGGTGAATTCATGGGAATTTCTCATACTGCTATCGTGACAGGTAAAAATTCAAGTGGAGTACTACAAGCACTTGAATGTACAACAGGAGTTGCGAACGGAGCATTTAGATATGTGAATGTAAAAGATTTAGCAAGTAAAAATATTTTATTCGTAGGTAGAATTAGAATAGGCTAGGAGGTGGTCAAATGCTTACAGATATAGATAAGGAGTTTGACACTCCTGAAATTGATGAAAATGGAGAACTAATTGAAGTAATAGAAGAAGATGATGTATTTATAGAAGAAGATAAAGGACTAGAAGAACAACCAGATTCATTCTATGAAGTTGAAGATGATATTGTACAAGAAGGTGAAGAGGAAGAAGAATTAGATATAATTCAAGAAGTTACAGTAGAAGCAAAAGAAAATTACGAAAACGCAAAAGAACAACTTGTAGCTATATTCACATCGATACTCGAAAAGGGAGAAATAACTGCAGAAGACAATGTAGAAATTGAGCAAGTTAAGGAGCAGTATTCAGAAGCTTATAACTCAATTAAGGAAAATGCAGAAGTAATACAAAAGAAAACATTAGAAGAAAGAGTACAAGAATTAGCAGACGGTATGGTTGGAGCAACTTCTGATGAAATACTCAATATATTAACTGACGATGGAAGGAAACCTTGGTTATATAAAAATGAAGATAATGATGTATTAGTAGATATGACTGCAATTCCAGAACTTACAGTATTAATAAATAAGTTATTTTTAATTGCTACAGATGGGGAAAATGAAGGAGAGTTTCAATTAACTCCGGACTTTATAAAGATGATAGTTGGAGGTACAGGGTCAGGAAATGCTATTGATAAGATAATAAATAAATATTACTTATCTACATCTAAAATTGAATTAGTTGGAGGTACTTGGGGAGATGTTTTGCCAACTCCTACGGAACAAGAAGGGAAATTCCTTTGGATAAAGACTGTTACAACTTTTCTAGACAAAGATAAATTACCTCAAGAAACAACTCCAATTTGTGTTAGTGCCCAAGATGGTTCGAATGGAAAAGATGGGCTTAATGGAGCAGATGGAGTTGACGGAAAAGATGGCGTTAGCTTAACTTATAAAGGTGAATTTACCTCACATCCTTCTAATCCACAAAATGGCTGGTATTACAGAAATACTACAGAAGGAAAAACTTTTGTATATCAAGATAATAATTGGTATCAAATGACAGTTGATGGCCAAGACGGACTAAATGGTAATAATGGTAAGGATGGCCTATCAATTGAATATAAAGGAGAGTTATCAAGTCCTCCTAGTAATCCTGTTAAAAATTGGACCTATAAGGATAGTGATAATGGTGTTGTATATATCTACACTGGTTTAGCTTGGGAAGTTATGACATATGATGGCAGTAATGGAGCAGATGGGACAAATGGAAAAGATGGTCAAAATGGACTTAGCATATTTGTAACTTACAATGATTCTACAACTCAGCCAGCTACACCTATAGGAAATGGAACAACAAATGGTTGGCATACAAATGTAACTTCAAGTATAGTATGGATGTCTCAAAAAGTTGCTAGTAGTGCGATAACTGGAACATGGGGTGCACCTATTAAGATACAAGGTAAAGATGGTGTATCTGTAGAAGAAATTAGAATTCAATATTCGAAAAACACAAGCACTACAACTGCTCCTGCAGATGGTTGGGGTACAAGTATGCCTTCTTATCAAGAGGGTTATTTTTTGTGGATTAGAACTAGAATTAAATATAGTAATAACGCTAATTATGTTTATTCTACACCTGCATGTGACCAATCTTGGAAAGCTAATGCAGAGGTATATACTCAGTATAAACAATTGAAAGAAAAGTTTTCTTGGATAGTAAAAAGTGGTACAAGTGAATCTAATATGGAGCTAACAGATGCTTTATTTAAAGTATTAACAGAAACGATAAGTTTAACCGCTAAAAATATAAATTTGAATGGATATATTAATGAAGGAGGTAACTGGAGCGTTGATACATTAGGGGATATGAATGTAAAAAATCTTGATGTAGAAGGTCATCTTTCAACTAACGAGCTAAGTATTAGTAGTATAAAATGTAGTACATTGCCAAGTATGGTATTACAAGACACTGTAATAAAAGTTACAACAACTGCTATTGATGATAGTGCTATATTTCAAGATAATGCAGAATACAACACTTTGCAAGGCGCCATAGATTCAATACCTACAATTTTAAATGGTAGTCTAGTTACTATACAATTAGAAAAAAATATTAGGGAAGATATTCTAATACGTGGTATAAGCGGTGGTTCGTTATATATTAATTTAAGTTCAAATGTAACTATATATGGTAATGTTATGGTCAGAGACAATAGTGGCAGAATTGCATTTTATGGAACTAAAGATACAAATGGTAATGCTATATCAAATATAATTCCAAATTCAATGATCGATATTGTTAATAGGGAATGTTCTGTAGTAGTTCAAACCTCACAATTTGTAATGTTTAGTAATATAAATATATATGGCAAAGTTCATGCTACAAACAATGATTATTACTATGCACTACTATCTCTTGATGGTTCAAACGCTTATTTTGGTGGGGGAAAAATAACTGGTAGTGACAATGCTTTCAGAACAAATTCCTTAGGAAGAATATATATTTCTGACTCATATGGTAAAGTGAATAACTATGTATTTAGAGCCGTTAGTGGTGGCATTATTCATGTAGGCAATGATACACAATGTAACAGTTCGTCAAACACTAAACTTTTATCAGATACCGCTTGTATAATTCAGATATCAAGTTCATTCAATAAATGGGATACAACTTCAACAACTGGAAGCAATACTAATACAACAACTTCAACAAAATCAGTAACTTATAAATCAGTTAAAGGAGATTATTACAGAGAATTATATAACAATTGGAAAGATAATAATACTGTAAGGCAAGGTGTATACTCAGTGTATGGAGACAATAGAGGTTGTTGGTTTTTTGGAACTCAATTTGCTGGAGTTAAAGGCAGAAATATAACAAAGGTTGCAATCAAGATAACGAGATTAGAGGGCGGGACTTATGCAGGAGTTACACACACATTAAAAGCACATGGATATTCAACTAAACCAAGTGGACAACCTAGTTATTTAGATTGGTCACAAACTTTTACGCTTGCGGTAGGTTCTTCAACAACTGTAACAATAACTAATTCAACTATATTAAATGCAATAAAAGATGGAACATGCAAAGGATTCGGCTTATATAACAATGGCGGAGTCTATTCAGTATGTAGTGGTAGTGCTACAGTAGTTATCACATATCAATAATAGAAAGGAAGGTGCACAATGTCATACCTAGATAGAAAAGATTTACTTTCTGCTGACCTTATGACTAGAAGTATATCAAAAGAGGGTAGTATTAAGTATTACAACAGCGACAAAAATGTCGCAAACATATATATGAAATTAATGGCAGAAAGTCAAGACGGAGCACAAAAGGAAGTATTAGTAGATGAAGCGAGTAATTATACAGTAACTATAACTGTAAAAAAGCCAGGGAATAGTACAAAAGAAGTTGCAGGAGTATTAAGTGATGACCTAGTGGATGAAACGTGCGCTATATATAAATTTGCTCTACCTAGTGAATTTACAGACCAAGTAGGTGATTCAACATGTGAAACTGTTGTAAAGAATGATACTAAAGAATTAGTAATGAATACTTTTGTATATTCAGTAAAAGCAGATATGCTTACTGGTTTAAATGGAGAAATAGTAACAGATCCTGATTTACCTATATTAAAAGAGTTAATTCAAGAAGTAAAAGAAACAGCACAGACTGTAAATAACATAGACAATGTAAATGTTAGCGATACAAAGACATATTCCAATAAGAAAATAGAAGAAAAGTTTAGTGGAGTTGATGCGCAATTTAATACTATTGCGAATGAAATGAAAGCTCCAAAAGATTATTACATACTTAAATCTCCTAATGGAATTCAATATAAAGTGGTAGTTGATAATAATGGAGTTCTAAAAGTAATAGGCATTAATGATGAAAATTTAGAGGGGTTATTGGAAGGGAGGTTGTTAGTTTGGCATGATGAATTTGATGGAACTATAATAGATAGAACTAAGTGGCGTTCTTCTACTAATAATTCAAGTTATGCTGAATTACAAGCGTATACTTATGAAAGAGATGAAAATGCTTATATAGAAAACGGTCAATTAATATTAAAAGCTATTAGAGAAGCATATATTGATGGATATGATTGGACTTCTGCAAGATTGGACACTATGGGATTATTTGGTGTAAAATACGGAAGAATTGAGGCTAAATTAAAATATGAAAGTAAAAATGGAGCATTCCCAGCATTTTGGACTCTAGGATGTAATACATATTATCCCTCTAGTACATCCGGGCCATACGGTGTTACAAAAAGTTACGGAGCACCTTGGCCATACTGTGGAGAACTAGATATATTCGAAGGTGTTAGTGGGAATAATGGTGTGAATCCAATTATACACTACTCATTAGATCCAAGTACATCTGCTGAATCAAATATGACAATAGCGTCTAATTCTACGGTAAATACATCAGAATATCACATTTATGGTGTAGAGTGGACTGAAACATCCATGACAGCATACTTAGATGGAGAAGCAATAGGAACGATAGATACTAATGGATTAACTCCATATAATAAACCACATTATTTAATATTGAACTTAGCTTTAGGTAGTATTGCTGGTGCAATAAATGACAATGTTAATGATATAAAAATGTACGTAGATTGGGTAAGGGTTTATTCTCCTGAGAGTGTTACACAAAAATTAGATATATCCAATATAACTCTATCTAAAAGTTCTATGGCACTAAATATAGGTGATCCTTCCCAATATATAGATTATGAAAGTACACCTTCTAATACTGTAAATAGTCTTGTTACATTAACAAGTTCAGACTCTAATATATTCACAGTTTATGGTACTAAGTTATCACCAATAGCTACTGGGAACGCTAATTTAATTGCTACATCTTATAATGGTATTACAACTAGTATTCCGATTCAAGTAGGAACAAATTTACCTGTTTATGCAGAAAGTATAACATTGAGTGCTTCAGAAGCGAATGTCTCAGAAACTAAAACTTATATTTTAACAACCACAATGAAACCAAATAACTGCAATGAAACATTATCATGGTCTTCAAGTGATGACACCGTAGCTACAGTTAGTAATGGTATAATTACTGGCGTAAAAGCTGGATATTGCACTATAACGGCTTATTCGCCACACGATAATTCTGTTAAAGATACTTGTGCTATAACTGTTGATCCTCTAGTGCGATTAACAATTCCATCTAATGGACTAGTATTGCAATTAGACAAAAATGGCATGAATCAATACTCATGGACTAATAGCGTCGATAGTATAGAGTTACCTTGGCTAAATGCTTATAACTCAGTAAATGGTGTGAATAGTGCTGTTAAAACCGATGGAAAATCATTCTGGTGGGAAGGAACTAATTACACAGATTACAGTATGATGGATCTATCTTCATATTATGATGCAGACTCACAACAAAGTATAATATTAAATGTTGACTATTCAGCTAATACATCAAGTCAAGATTTTATATGTTCTTCTGGTACAAATGGTGGAGCAAATACAGTTAGATTAAGTTTAAATGGAGTACCTCAATATTTTGATTCAACAGCAACATCTATAACAAAAACAGGAAATTTAAATGGTTCAGCATCTAAAAAATATACAATATGTATTAGATACGATAACAAGAATATTAAACTTAGTTGTTTGGATTACGGTGGTACAATTGTTAACTCAAATGCAATACTTAATAGTGAGTTCAATACAAATGAAAAATTTTATTTAGGAGTTAAAGGTGGTAAAGGTAAAAATTGCAAATATAAAGTCTGTGCTGTTTATAATAGAGTTATTACTGATGAAGAAGTTAGTGAAGCTTTAACAAGTATCAATGAATTTGCAAATAATTAATTTTTAGAAAATAGTGTGATATAATATCGTATATACAAATATATACATAAAGGGGATATTATGTTAAATTTATTTGAAAAAATATTAAATAAAAAGGCAAAAAAATTTGTATTGCATAAACCCATCATGTACAGAAAACAAAATACAGCCAACATTAATGTAAAAAATAACTTTGAGTTTAATAAGCAATGGGTTAAAGTAAAAAATCTTAAGTCTGGTCAATTAAACTTAGAAAAAAATGGGACATTAAATGTAGATGACTTTGTTGTATATGCTGGATGTTCTATAGGTATTCAAGAAAATGCTACTTTATCATTAGGAACAGGGTATATGAGTTTTGATTCAATAATTAGGTGTTGCGATAAAATAACAATAGGGGATGGTGTTTTTATAGCAGAAGGTGTCTTAATTAGGGATAGTGATGGTCATGAGATTATTAGTGATGAACTACATGATAGTAAAATGCCTATTACAATTGGTAATCATGTTTGGATAGGAAGCAGGGCGACAATACTAAAAGGGGTTAATATAGGTGATGGAGCAATAATTGCAGCAGGAGCAGTAGTAACTGAAGATGTTCCTCCAAAGACATTAGTTGGTGGAGTTCCAGCAAAAGTAATAAGAAAAGATGTAGAATGGAAATAAAGCAGAAGTAACATTAAATTAGGGAGAGTATAAAAATGAATGGAATAGAAAACTTTGACGATAAGATAAATTTACTAAAAAGTGAACTAGAAAAAAGCTTTGATTGCGTTGAATATTTAAAAACACAAGAAAATATAACTAAAAAACATTTTTATAATTGTGACAATAGAACTATAGTAGTTGATAATTACAATAGGGTTTTTGAATTGAAGAATAATAAGTTAGTGCGTTTAGCTGCTAAAATAGAAGTATAGAAATAGTAAAAGACTAGAAATTAATCTAGTCTTTTTTATTTCACAATTTGAATCAATTGCGCAATAAGTTTAGTTACTCTCAATAGTGTCAATAATCACTACCGAGGTGATTAAATGAATATTTTATTGTGCGCTGCTTTAATTATATGCTTAATTGGTTTGGCAGTTGGCATTCTATCATTCATAGGGATAGTTATACTTTATAGAAGTTTATAGAAGGAATATCCTCCTAATATGTAGAATTATTTAGAAAAAGTGTATTAGGGGGATTGAATTATGAACTTAGAAGATATTTTAGATAGAATAAAACTTCCGATGGACAAAATAATAATTGCAATAGATATAGAAAGAAAAAAAGATAAACCAGATTGGCATAATGGTATTATTGCACCAAAGCTAAAATTAAATAATGATGATTTTCAAGATGGGATAAAAATGTTAGTTGATTTAAAATATATTTCTGACGATATTAGTTTTGCACGAATTGGAACAAATAGGACATTAGCCGAATGGGATTGTTTAGAAATAACAGAAAAAGGCGAAAATTACTTAAAAGATTTATGTGAGTTATTTGAAATAACTATATAAATAAAACAAAAGGATCTAATTAATTTAGGTCCTTTTTTAATGCAAAGAAAGTGAGGTATTTATGTCAGATGATGCATTACAAGAGGTAAGAGAAAGACTTATTAAAATTGAAGTACTTTTAGAAAATATGTCACAAAATAATGATTTAAAACTAGAGACAGTTGAAGAAAAAATAAAAGTGGCAAACAATAGAATATCAGATTTGGAAAATTCAAATACATGGTTATGGAGAGCAATAGCTGGAGCTTTAATAAGTTCAGTTATTGCTTTTTTAATTAAATAAATAAAATTGGAGGTAGTGTTATGGATTTAAGTTTTTTAAATGATTATGTTGTTTTAGTTGTTGTAGGTGTTTGTTTATGTGTTGGATATGTGTTAAAGAATAGCTTTCCTAAGTTAGATAATAAATATATACCATTAATAATGGCTATATTAGGTGTTTTATTAAACATATGGGTTGCTGGATGCATAACAATAGAAGTTTTGTTAGGTGGTATGTTTAGTGGGTTAGCGAGTACTGGATTACATCAATTATTTGTTACATTAATTAATAAGGAGGAAAATTAATATGAGTTATATTAATAATGGAGTAATAAAGAATGGATCTAAAATAGGAACTGCTACTGTTGATAGTTCTGGACTATTAAAAAAAGGATGGATGATACCTTATGTAGCATTTACACCATCATCTGTTACAATACATGAGACGGATATGCCTAATGTATCTTCAGAACAAATATATAAATCATTAAAGAATGGAAATAGTGATACAAGCAGAAAACAAGCATCTTTTCAGATTTGTGTATCTGCAACAAAAATAATGCAGTGTGTAAATTTATTTAGAACTTGTTGGCATGCAGGAAATAGAACAGGTAGTGCAACATCAATTGGAATAGAAATATGCCAATATGATGATAAAGCATTACAAGAAAAAGCTTATAAGAATGCAGCTAAATTAGTAAAAATTATATTAGAAGAAATTAAAACAGTTAAAAAAGTAGTACAACACAACTATTGGAGTGGAAAGAACTGTCCGAGTAAACTAAGAGCTAAATGGAAAGGTTATACTTGGGATTGGTTTACTAATTTAGTATATAGTGAAAAGAAATATACTAAGCTTAAAAATGGAGATTACAACAAGAAAGCAACAGTATTAACTCCTACACTTAATGTAAGAAAATCAAGACCAGATAAGAATGGAAAACTTGGTAAATATGAGTTCAAATTAAAAGAAGGAGATATTATAGAGGTAGGATATGTTCTTAATGGATGGGCTTCTATTTGGGTAGAAGGTGACATGGGTTACATAAATACTAGTAGCAAGTATATTAAATTACTATAGATAAAATAGCTAGGTTGGATTGAATTATCCAACCTAGCTATTTTTAAAATTATTTTGTTTTTTTATTACTTCTTCTATTTGTTCATTCCTCTAAATGAATATTATGAATTTGAAGATATAATTTATTTGCATGATAAACTAGTACAATTAATGCAGTGTGAAAGTAGTCTAAATAAGGTTAATACTATTAGCGAAAAGGTAGATATAAATAATAAGAAAAAAATATATAATTACAACCCAATTATGGTAATATTTAACATAAGGAGGATCTGTTCTTCCTAAAGGATATATTATTAAAGGGGGATTTATATGAAATTTAAAAAATTAACAAGTATAGTATTAAGTGTGTTATTAGTATTAAGTAATATAATACTACCAAATGTAAGTTTTGCAAATGACATTAGTAGTACTAAGATTACTAATAATGAGGAGTATTTAGCTACTCCTACTAGACTATTTTCAAATCAGGGTACATTACGTTGGGATAAGGTTGATAATGCAGATGGATATATAGTGTATATGTCAACTGAAGAAGACGGCAAATATGAAGAGGTGGCAAGGGTAAAAGATAGTAATTATAAGGAAGAGAAATGTTTTATTTTAAAGGATTATTATTTTAAAGTAAGAGCTTATGTAACCATAGGAGATAGGATAGTTTATAGTAATTATAGCAGAATATGTAAAAGTAAAATATCATACACTGGTGAAATGAAATTATCAGTAGGTGGTAGCTTTAATAGTGTATTTTTACGATGTTCAACACCCGCTTGGGGTTCATATGAAAAATATAAAATATTTAAATCGACTAATAAATTAGGTAATTATGAGGCTATAACAGAGATTAAAGGTGAGCCATATAAAGCAATATCAGGTGATCATAAAATAACATTTACAGATACAGATATAGTCTGTAACCAAAAATACTATTATAAAGTAGGTGGGTATTCAGTAGAAAACGGCGAAGATATACTACACGATATGTCTCCAACGGTTGAAAAATTAATTTCATTAGAAACTCCAACAATAACAGTAACTAATTCTGGCAACACTAATATAATAAAATGGAATAAAATACCTGGAGCGACTGGCTATAAGATTCGTTGTTTATATGAAGAGATTGATATAAAAGATGGAAACACTACGTCTTATACTCACAAAAATTTAGAATATGGAAAGACTTACTACTATAATGTAAAAGCATACAATTCAGATAATACTAGTGCTGAATCAAATAGTATTGAAATTACTATAAAACCTAAATTAACTTTAGGTACAACAAAAGCAAAAGCTACTCCAAATACTTATGACTCAAATAAAATAACATGGAATAAAGTATCAGAGGCTGATGGATATGAAGTTTATAAAGCAACAAGCAAGACTGGAACATATTCAAAAGTAAAAACAACAAGTAGCTTAAGTTATATAAATACAAGTTTAACAACAGGAAAAACTTATTACTATAAAGTAAGAGCATATAGAGTAGTTAATGGTAAAAAAATATACAGTAGTTACTCTAATACTGTATCTGTAAAACCAGTATTAAAGACTCCTAATGTGACATTAAAGGCAGGAAGTAAGAAAATCACTATTAAATGGATTAAAATAAGTGGTGCAAAGGGGTATAAAATTTATAGAAGCACAAGTAAAAACGGTAAATATAGCTTAATAAAAACTACCACTAGCTCAAGCTACACTAATAGTAAATTAAAAAAAGGTGGTAGATACTATTACAAAGTAAGGGCTTATAGAGTTGTAAGTGGCAAGACAATATATGGAAATTACAGTTCGATTAAAAACACAAAAGCTATGTAAATTGAAATAAATGATATTATAGGTTTACAATAATTATCAAAGGTTTTAGCTGGGCTGTGCCTTAAATAACTTAGTTCTATTAAATAAATATAAAATAATAATAAAAAGAGTGAATGCATCGAAATTACTATATTTATTTACATTGACTATTTTTTATATTTAAATACAAAATAAGGTGGCTTTCTATTAGCCACCTTTGAATGAAACAATAAAAATATTTTAAAAGTATTTAGGTACTATTATAATATGTATAGGACCTTTAAAGCATGTCCATAATTTTAATAATCCATGTTATAGTGTAATTTTAAAAGGCTGGTAGGATATTTTATATCCTTACCAGCCTTTTTATTTATTCTTTATTAGAGTTCCAATATTCTTCACCTTGTTGAGCTTTTTTATTAGATTTTAACCACTCTTTATAAGTTACTTCTTTTCCATTTATATAATATTTAGTTTTCTGTTCATCTGTATTTTTATCTTCGTCTTCTTTGAAACTATCCCAATATTCTTTATCCCTTGTATCTGTATCAGGATCATAAACATAACCTTCATCTTGTTTTTTGCCTTCTTCGCCTAAATGAGTACCATCTTTAATATATCCGTCTTGATTTTCTTTTTTAGCATTCTTTTTAGTAGGTTTTTTAATTGATTTAGTATTAGATTGACTTCCGGAAGAAGTTTTATCTGACGATTTATCAGACTCATTTGATGACTTATCGGTTTCTTTTTCATTGTTATTATCTTTATTTTGTTCAACTTTTGTATCTTCATTCGGTTCATCCTTAGTAGTATTACTATTCGTGCACCCTGATAAACCAATACAAATTACTCCACTTATTATAAAACTTAATATTTTCTTCATTATATACACCCCTTATTTAATATAGTAGCAGAAAAGACTAGAGAAGTTAATCTCTAGTCATAAATACTACATTATATAGTATTTACTTTCTGTATTATCAAATTGTTCTAGAATGACATCATTTGAGCCATATAAACGAGCTTCTATTTGTTCATCATCAACTTTATCAGCGCAAATCTCATTATATAGTTGCAAAGCTTCGTTGTATCCATATTCTTCGCTAAAGAACTCAATTCCTTTAATATCAGTCCAGCTAACTTTATATTCTTTCATTATATATCCTCCTTATTTTTTACTTGCTTATATATATGCAATAATTAATCAAGAGT